GGCCGAGTTCGAGTCGGTGGTGGCGCCGACGATGTTTCGCGCGCCGGAGGGACGGGACGCCGTGATGCCAAGTTGGTAGTAATAGCCTTGCTGAACGTCGTTGAATTCTTCCGTCGCCGCGCCGCCCGCGTCCACGACGCTTTCCTTGGAGCCGAAGAAGAACAGAGCAACGTTGTCGAGATTGATGTTGTCGGTCGTGAACGAGCCCGAGCGGGACACTTCGAGAGAGATAGAGGCGTCCTTCTCGCGGACACCGGCTTCGGCGGAGAAGTGGTCAAGCTTCTCTTCTTCGAGCGAAATGGTAAATTCGGGCGTGTTGCCGAAATAGAGTTCGCCCGCGAGGGCGTAGGTCGTCTCGTTGGTCATCCGGGCGAAATACAGTTCGCCGCGCCCAAGGACGTAGTTGTTGGTTTCGCCATTAGCCATAATCGAAACTCCCAGGTTAGGCCGCGCCTGAACACCTTAAGGTAAATAGGGCGCAGCCCGCTTAGAGGTAAGGGGTACGCAGGTTTTCCGCGATACGGATGGTCAGGAGGAGCCAGAAATAGGAATGCTGAGACGAGTTTTCATCGGGCGGCCGGATCACCGGGGAACCGATGGAAATGGAGTCCACGACCGGCTTGCCGTTTTGGAGCACCCCGAGAAGCCCCTGCGCAGGGTCTAGGAGCGGCCCAGACGCTTGAGAGGGGTGGAGGCGGGCTTTGTCCCGCTCCGCCGCCAGCGCCGCCACAACGTCCGCTGCGAGATGATACGCGGGATCAGTGGGGTTGACGCGATCCGGCTCGGCGAAACCCTGCACGAGCAGGTTCCAGTCGTACAGGGACAGAGCCCCCCGCCGGGTCTCGATAATCGCCTCTTCAGGCTGGGGGGCTTCCAGGATTGAGACGCACGGAACGGGGTCGTCAGCGCCGAAGAACAGCCGACCCCGAAAGACGCGGCCGGCAAGCGTGTGCCGGTAGCCGCTGGCGCTGTTGGAATCTTCGGTGACGGCTTCGAGTACGCCCGTCAGTGCGTTGAGGACCCGAAGGCGAACAGGGGTGTCAAAAGCCATTAGGCAAAAACCTTACTCAGACGAAGGAATTCTCGCTCGGCGCGCAATAAGATCAGCGGCTCTACCTCCACGAATACGCCTCGCGTCGCGGTCCTGTCAAGGAGCCCTTGGGCTAGGGACGGGCCGAACAGAAGCCACAGATCGCGGCCGACGCGGCGGGGCTTGTAGGCCGTACGGGGTTTGCGAGGAGAACGAATCGCGAACCCACCGTCCGCGAAATTCACGACGTTAGGCAGGGTGCGGACTCGGCCCGGCTTAACTTCGACGCGCGCTGTCCGGCCTTTCGAGCCGGTCTTGAACTGCGCCAGCGGCAGCGGATCGGAGGCCCCAGTCAGCCGCCCTTCGAGCGAGGCGCCGCCAGCGAAACGGATAGCGATACCGCCACCCGAGCCAGATACCTCGCTTCGAGGCAGGCGAATTTGCTGGCGGATGCGGCGGGAAGCTTCTGCCCGGCCGAAACGGAGCGCGGTGTTCACCGCGCGCGCTGCGTTCTTTCGAATGTCCGTTGTCTGGAAATCGAGCCGAAGCTGGCGAACGTTGGTGGCGGGCTTAAACTCGATCAATCGGGAACCGGCAATCCTGCCGCCTCTGCGTCGGTCAGGCGGGAAACTTCCGCCGTGACGGTGATGTTGTCGTGAGGGCGGACAAGATCAACGATATAAGCTTCGCCGGTCGCGACTGAGAACACGTTGCCGCGCTGAAGGGTAATCCCGGCTTCGGTGAGATCGGCGCGCAAAGCGATAATCTTCGGGACGAAGTCGTATTTCGTGGCCCATCCTTCGCCTTCCGGGTTCTCGCCGGTAAGGGCGATGCGATCGTGAACCCGAACATACAGCGTCGTAAGGCCGCCTTCGCTGTTCGAGTCTTCGGTGTAGGGGAGAGAGGCGATGTAATACGCCGCGACTTTAAACGTCTCGTGAACCGCCTGCCGGGCTGCGTCTCGCTGTTCGCGCCAACTCATGCTAATCCTCGCTCCCGAAGCCAGTTTATCTGCCACGCTTCCGCCGCTTCAGCGTCTTCACGGGTGTAATGGTTTCCTTTAGAAGAATTCCTGCCCGGTGTTAGATATTGGAGATTCGTGTGCACGTGCAAGCCTGAAACGATTCTCTTCCCGCCCCGACGCCCTTGAAGTGGGATTATGTGGTCTACCGTCATTCCGGGCGGGCAATTGACGTAAACGCGAGCGTTCGCTTCGTGGTCGGCCCACGGCGGGGTGCGTTCAATTTTAGCCGCACGGCGCTTGTTTTCAATCGCGGTGGCGCGGCCCCGATTCTGTTTTTTCCAAGTTTTGTTTCTGCGCTGGCTCTCCTCGCGCTTCGCGTCGTTAATTTGATACTCAGTTCGCCGTTTTTCCCGAAGTGCGGCGGCGTGGGCGGACCTCCACGCGGTTTGTTGTTTCTGGATTTTGCCCCGGTTTTCCCGGCCGTATCTTTTTTGGTAGGCGGCGCAACAAACAACACACGCGCCATTAGTGTATCGCTTATAGTGACCTGATTTACAGGGGCTTAGCGGGGTGTAAATAGACAAACCTAAACCGATAGCTTCCGCGCGGGTTAACCCTTCGGGGTTTTCCGCCCGCAGAGCGGCGTGTTTCTCTTCGCGAGATTTTCGGGTCTTTTCCGCGTTCAACGTATTTCGGTGCGCCTTTTTAACCGGGTCGCGTTTATAGCGGGCTTGGTATTCGGCCCTGCACGGTACGCACGCCCCCGTTGCCACGTGCCGCAGATTGCCGCGACAACGCTTGCACGGCGCATCTGCCGCGTAAACTTTCAACCCGAGAGCAACTGCATCCTTGCGCTTCATTTCCTTCTTGTACGCAAAATCTGCGCCAAAGAAAAGCCGGCGACGCTTTCACGCCGCCGGCTCTCCTAACTCACGGCTTCCAAATTAGAGGCCGGGGCTGTTGCTGTCGTCAACCGGAACAGCATTGGCGATACGAGCCGAGCGGTTCGGGTAGACGGGGATCGGAAGCGGAGCCGATTGCGTCATGATGAAGATGCCGGACGGGTCCGGTTGCATCCACATTTTCGGATACACGCTCATGGCCTGAAGGTTCGCTTCGTGATCCATGATCGCACCGAAAGCCATGACGCCGCCCGGATCGGCGCCGGTGAACACGACATCGCCCTGACGCATGAAGAACACTTGGTTCCCGTTGGCGTCTTCATAGAAGTCCTGGTTCAGCCAGAGTTCGATGCCTTCACCCAGGAGGCCAAGGAAACGAACGTTGGAGTTCCGGTCCACTTGCACGATGCCGCGCTCGATATCGACGTTCGAACGCTTGTAGTTCAGGTCCATCAAGTCCTTGAGCTTCGTGTTGTTGCGGATTTTCTTCCACACGGAGCCGCCGATGTCGATACGGACGCAGGCGCCGCCGAACTCGGCTTCGCGCATACGGTCGCACATTTGCTCGATTTCGAGCACGACATCATAAGTATCGGTCCAGTAGTTCGACGTTTTCGTGACGGTGAGGTTGCTGGCGCGACCGAAGTCCACAAGCTGATCGTCGCCGTCCTCGTACTCGACGAGAACCTTGCCGTAAATGTGAGCTTGGGCGCACATCTGCTCCCAACGGCGCTCGATAATGGCACGATGCCATGCCATCACTTCAGCGACTTCCGCGTCCCGGTTTTGCTCCGGGGTGCGCGGGGCGTCCGACAGAAGATCGCCCGAGCGACGCGAGAATTGCTCGCCGGCCCAAACCGCATCCTTCGGCTTGATATACGCCGGACGGTAGGTCTCAACGCGCGAGCCGTTGCGGGTCCACGTCGCGACGCCGGTGCGAGTCGGATGCACGAAGGGGGCGACACGACGCCGGCCCGTGATCTTCTCGAACACGATGTCTTGGGTCGTGAAGTTCTGCACATTGGATGCAAAACCGCCAAGCTGCATGAACGTCCGCGACGGAGCTTCCAGGCGAGCGTCGCGATAGACCGCCAGAAGGGTGCGTGGATCAAGAATAGTGACCATTAAGGTTCCCCCTTACGTCAGTTCAGTGGGCGTAGCGGTGCCCGGTTGGTCAACCGTGATACCCGTACCTGTTTGGGCGAGGCGGTTGCGCAGCAGAGCGAGCGTCCAGCCGGCACCTTTCGTAATGGCATCGTAATTGAAGCCGCCATCGATGTAGTAGGTGACGCCTTCGACGCCGGCCGCACCACCGGCAGAGTTCGAGGAGACGAACGCAGAGTTCGAGTCTTCGACCGCGACCGCGCGGGTCGTGATGCCGACAGGGTTTTGCGAGCCGTCCGTCGCCGTAGCGGAAGAGAGCACCAGCATGTTCGTCTCGGTCACGATGCCGACGAGCGAATACGCCGCGAGATCGGTAGCCGTCAGACCTTCAGACACGCGCGTCGGCGCGGGGCCGCCCGCCAGAAGCAGATTCGGAGGGGTGAAGACTTCGCTTTCGCCGAAAGCCACACCCGGAACATAGTTGCCAAGGACAGTCATTCAGGTGCTCCCTTACTTCGCCTTCGCGAAACGCGAGTTGGAGATGATGCGCGCAGCGATAGTTTGCGGCGAATTGTCGTCTTCCTGCTTTTCCTCTTCTTGCGCCTTTACGCCAGTGGCGCCGATCGCGGCCATGACTTTGGCGAAGAGGTTATCTTCGGACTCGGCTTTGGCCTTGGCTTCCGGCTCGGCCTTGGCTTCCGCCGGGAAAGACTTGAGCAGATTGACGGCAGCTTCGACCGTCATGTCGGTCTGAAGCGCCAAAGCGCGGGCCTGCGCCGGGCGGGTCTTAGCCTCTTCGCTGTCCATGATGGCGGCGATTCGGGTGCGCTCGGCGCGGGTTGCTTCATTTACGTCCATCGATGAGCCTCCACTAGAAGTCTGACGGGGCCAAAAATCGACTTCAGACATAATCGAGTCAACCAGATTGGCCCGGAGCCCTTCTTCGGCTGAATAAAGCGCCGCTTCAGTGCCCCTAACGATTTCTTCGGCCAGCTCCCGGCCTTCGGAAACCGCCCTCACAAAAGCCACGTAGTCATCCTCAACCTCTTTTGTAAGGGTCTTAAGCGCGAGTTCGGAGAGAGGTTCGTAGGGGTTCCCATCCTTTTTGTGCGCTCCGGCGTAAATGAGGGTGACGTTGAGCCCGGCCTGCTCATAAGCTTTCGAGGCGTCGATATGGCGCAGGATAACTCCAATCGACCCCACGCCCGCCGACGGGGAGACCGTGATCTTGTCCGTTTGGGAGGCCAGTAGATAGGCGGCAGAATACCCCAGGCCCGAAATATAGGCTTCCACGGGTTTGCTGGCCTTGGCGATCATGTCCGCCGTTTCGAAGGCGCCCATGACCATACCGCCGGGGGAATCGATATCCAGAACGATCTTCTTGACCGTCCCGTCGCTCTTGGCCCGATTCAAGGCGCGTTGGATGTAGGTGTAGCCTGTCGCCCAGCCGGAGAGGGTATAAGAAAAGCCGTGCACCAGGACGCCGGAAACCGGGATCGTCAGGATGCCGTTTCGGACTTTATACGGGCGGTAACGGGCCATCCAGCCCTCGGACGACCAAAACTCGTCATCCGTTTCGTGCTCGGCTTCGGCTTGAAGCGACGCTTCAACCGCCGCGAATGCTTCGGCTGCGGCCGGCAGGAGCGCCAGCCGGGTTGCGGACGGCCGTTGCTCGCGACGACGCAGGAGATTATTCAGATTCAGCACTGCGATCCTCTTCCGTTTGTTCTTCCTGGGCTGTGCCGTCGTCAGGGCCTCCCTGACCGGCTTGTTCGGCAGGGGCGGCGGGGGCAGGAGGCGCAATCCCCCGCGCCTCCATTTCCTCCCGCTCCCGCTGGCGCTGCGCGAACACGCTACGCCAATCTAGCCCAAGCCGCCCAAGCTCGATCTCATACGTTGACAAACCCTTGGCGATCCGCTCGGCTGCGGCTTGAGTTTCCTTGAACTCGTCAATCTGGCCTCGCGACGCGCCCAGCCACTCACAAGAGGAGAGGGCGTCGAAGTTCTGGCCTTCGTAGATATTGGGAACCGAGCGGGCGGTTTCGAGGGCGCCGGCGTTGATCGCTTCCTCAAGCCAGAGGCGGTAGGCGTGCGTGGCGAACCGATCGGCGACGACCTTCTTGCGCGCCTGCATGAACTTCCAGGTCTGCACCATGGCCGCCCGAGCCGACGAATAGTTGGTCTTGGAATAGTCCCGAGACAGCTCTTCGTAGGACATCCCGAGGTTGGCCGCCAAGTGCCGCAGCATGGAGCGTTCGAAATCGTTCCCCAAGGCCGAGTTTGAACCGGCGGGCCGAATCTCCAACTTAGAGCCGGGGTAGAGGTGTGGAATCTTCACGCCGTTGATTCGCAGGGCGGACGTGTTTTCCGTGAAGCCGGAAACAGCGTTGATGTATTCATCCGCCGCCTGAACCGCCGGGTCTTCCCCATCCACACCGAAAACGTCGGCCGCTTGCTGCGGCAGTTCCGATTCGATCGTGGCCGCGAACGTGGCGCTGACGATGGCATTTTGCAAAACGACTTCTTCGTATTGATTCCGATAGCGCAACTGCTTCAGACCCGACACAAGTTCGCTGATCCCGCGCGTTTGATCGATACGCATCGGCTCCAAAATGTGAATGACTTGAACGCGACCCCACGGCAAACGCGCAGGCACTCTTCGAAATTGAATCGAATTGAACGACCCGTCCGAAGGGTGCCCGTTACGAATGTTGTACCAAAGAGGACGGCCGAAATCGTCACGTTCGATGCCGCCGCGCTCTTTGTAATTATAGACGTTATATTCGGAAGCGTAAGGGTTGCAGAGACGTTCCGCCTCGATCAGTTGTAGCGCGGTGCGATAGGGCCGGCGACGTTCTCGGCTCATCCACTCCACAGTCGCCAACACTTCGCCGCCGTAAACGTAAGCTACGACCGCGAGGCGCAGCATTCCCGTCAGAGTGTTCACGCGCCGCGCATCAAGCCAGCATTCCGGCGACTCGGCATACAACGTGAACTTGGCTTCGACTTCTTCTTGAAACTCCCGCTCCCACGTTTCGTCCAGCCCCAGCATGCGGGCGTGCGGTTTAGCGTTGAGGAGAAACTGTGAGCCTACGATTGAGTCGCGATGCACCGCGACGCCGGCGGCAACATAAGCATCGTTCCGCAGAACATCTCGCGCACGCGCGTTACCGAGATCGCGCGCGCCCACAAGCTCAGAATCCGCAGAACGAAGCGCTGGTGTCCAAAGCGCGGTGCCGGCCGCTAGTCGGCTGGCGCCTTCATACGGATCGCCCGCGATTGCGCGTGTGTTTGGTATAGCCATTAGCCGAAATACACCCGCAGCGGAAAGCGTTTATTTGTGCCGGCGATCTCAGCCTCTAACTGCGAAATGTAAGCTTTGAGGGCCGAACGGTTCGCCATCGTGAATTCCACCCGCTCGCCGTTCTGATCGACGATGACGCGAGCTTGCTGGCCCGTCACGAGGTTGTGGTAGGCGGTTCGAGCAGCATCTAGCTTCTGTTGGGTCGTGAGCGCCATGAGCCTATCCTAATATCTCGCCGATAGCGGCGCGGTCAATCTTCTTCCGTTTCGGAACCGGCGGCGGGGCCGCTTCCGGCTCGCCCCGGAACACGTTCGCGTTCCGGTCCCACTCAGCCGCCCAAGCGGGAGGCTTCGACCAATCTATGTGGTCATGCCGGATGCGAACGTCCAGGCGCCCAGCGAGGGCGTAGTAGAGTAAGTCGAACGCTTCGTTCTGGATACCCTTCCCGACAACCCAGCCCTTTTCCGTCCGCTTCTCGACCGAGAGCTGCTTGAAGAGCCATTCCGGGGACCAGTAGGGGTAGCGAACGGCGCCGGACCCCGCCTCGGAACGGTTAAGCATACCCGAAGCCTGATCCTTTAGCATGTTCGAGTTGAGGAACGCAACGGGAACGTCGCCTCGGGCGGCGGCCTTAGAGTGGCTTTTGTGGCCGGCATCGGGGTAGCGGATTTGGTAGCGGGGAATCCCGTAGCCCCGCCCCTGCGCCGTGGTCTGGCCCCGCACGAGCTGGAAAACTTGGTGCAACCCCTTCCCCTCATCGCGAAGCCGGCGCCAGAAAGCATACGCGTTTGTCGTCACCCCGTCTTGGCCGGCAGAGTCGCAGAAGACCATCCGCACCCGCATCCGCCGGCCGGACTTGTCGTTGAGAAGGTACGAGGCGTCTATGACTTTTCGCAGCACGTCCCAGTCTTCGGCGTAAATAGCCGGACTGATCGTCTCGGGGTCGCCGTCCTCGTCCAGTCTCGGTGACTTGCGAATTTTAAACATGTCGATATGGAAAATGTCGGCTTCGGCGTGCCCGAAGATATGAACGACGAAGGAGCGGGCCTGCACGTCCACCGCCGCCGTCAGGTAACGAACTTCCGGCGGCACCACGGGCTCCGCTTCCGTCCCGCCCCAATCTTCCACTTTCTCCTGAAGGTGGCGAGGCAGCCGGCCCCCGAG